AGACATAAAGCATGTTTGGCGGCATCGTGAGATACTTATTGCCCGCTGTCAGGCTTCCAGTCTGGTTTTTCCGAAACGCCGGCAGGTCTACCGTATTGTAGATTTTCTGCTCCGCCTGTTGAACGAACATAGCCAGCTGGTCTGCAGTAAACGTCTGTTCGCAGATGTCCTCTATGTTGCTTGTCAATTCGGAATAGTTCATCGTGGTCTACAATCCTAAACCTTACGCCATCGGTCCACGGGCCATTGTGCCCTTTGTGGCCGCCCCAGTGCCGCGTATTTTAACGCCGCTAGTCTTCATATTGATCGGCTTGTTAACGTCCGTCATGGGCTTGTAGGGTTTAACCGTGCTCGTGTTTTTCGCTTTCGGGGCCTTGTTTTTCATATCCACTCTCGCTTACGTTATCTGTATGGTGACTTCACCAATAAATGTCGTGCCTACCACCGGGGTTACCGGAAAAACCAAAGCTCTACTTTGTGCGTACCCAGCAAAATCGGGTCTCGGGTTTCTGATTGCTTGCGGGTCGTAAACCGGGAATTCACCCAACATGTTCTGCGGGTGGTCTGGCTCCCAGCACTCAGGACACGCTTTTATTTCAGTGACATTGCCCTTTACAACCAAATTCTTTAGTTGCCGTAATTTGTACTGGAACCCGCATACATCGCACTCTGCAATAGCGTTTTTTCCGGAAGCAAACTTACCGCTCATGGTATGTTACCCCGGACCGTATATTTTAGGTACAAACCGCACGGACGCCTTTTCCCTATCCTCTTCCGCCGCTAGCCGGAACTGTTCTTCGTAGTCAGCTTTCAACATGGGTACTCGCGCAACAAGCTCCGGGTCTTTCATGGCGATATAATACGCCAAACCCGCCATTAGGCAGGGCAAAAACCGAAAATTCATGTCCGCTGTCTCTACCCCGTTACCAGCGTCCTGTATGCGCCGCAACCGCCAATACTTGAGTATGTAGTAGGGCTCAGCTAGTGTACCCCGGTCGGGTACCGGCCATACTGTTGCGGTGGGGTTATCTCTCCCCCGATCGATGTAAATCTGAATGGGGCGGCCTTGTGACAACTTGTTTGGGATACTTGAGTAGGTAGAAACGCTGATTCGGGACAAACTGAGGTCAGACTGGGTGGTAACGTTGCCAGCCCCCGTGCGTATAGCATGCTCCAGAAGATCAATAGTATCTGCAGGAAGCGAATAGGTGGCGGTACCCTGTTCAAGATTTACAGCCCCCTCCTCAATTGTCCACATGTTGATACCACGATTCTGCCACTCAATAGTCAGCAAATTCATGGACCTACGGGCAGTCCGCAAATCATAACCAGAACGTAGCTGTTTCCCAGCCCGCTCGAACGCCTCCTCCGCTATTTCAGTGAAGTCCGGCGCAAAACTTGTGGTACCCGTAGTTGCCATAGATTACTTCTTTTTGGCGGCCTTTTTCGTGGCTTTCTTTTTAGCGGGGCCAGACTTTTTAGCCATACCGCCGCCACGCATTTTCTTAATTCCCGGCATTGTTCAATCTCCTGTAGAAAGACTTTCGTACTTCGTAGATTTTAGCTAATTCTGGGTCAAACTTGTCGTAATATCCCAGCCGTTTCAGTTTATCGGAAGCTTCTTCCAGCGTCGACAGGCGCTGCACAAAAAACGCCGCGTAGGGGGTATCTGTTTCGCCCTCAAATGTCCCGTCGTCTATCAGCTCGTTGGCGTCTCCGTAGGGGTGGAAGCCCATAACCCATAAATCCCGGTCCCTGAATACGTTGTTGGCAATAGCCTCGTTAACGCTGTCTACAAACTCATGGAACTCTTCCGGCTCTTCTATGAACGCTGTATCGGCTATAATCACTAACTCTTTGGAGTCGTTCCAATTTATGAGGTGGGTGTATAACAGTCTGTAATCGTCAGCCGTGTCCTTGAATACCACGTCTACTTTGTTATCTTTCCACGCAGCTTTGGCATAGGGACAGGCTGGCAAGCCGTTAAATTCGGGGCGCGCAACTTCCAGCGCATGGGCAGACCAGTCCCGCATCTCTTTAGTTATAGCAACGCGTTCGGCCAACGTAGTCATTTCTTTTTCCGCTTTAGTGGCTCGACCCGTTTCGGTTTGCCCGCAGGTTGCCCCAAACGTTTTTTCTGTGCAATACGAGATTTTTTCTCCGCTGCAGTCATCTCGCCAGACGTTTTGGGCGTTTTACTGGAAACACGTTTAGTGGGCCTGCAGTACGGGGTTCCCCGCTTCTCGCCTTTCTGACGCCCGCAGGACTTGCCGGTCCGGACGTCCTTCCAGTCCTCTTTGAACCACCGCTTTAGGGCCGCGCCTTTTTTGGTCTTACGAACGGCCACGGGCTTTTGCCTTCCTACATTTGGCTATCGCGCCGGAGGCATAGGCGGACGGAAAAACTTCATATTGAGACTTAACCTTACGGTAACACTCGTCTTTTATCGTACCGCCCTCTTTCAACGCGACGGGGCGCATTTTGCCCATGCCTCTGCATTTCATCATCGCATGGTACCACGGGTTCGGCCCCGCATAGCACAACCGTCGATTTTACCGCCCTTCTTATAGCCGACCTTTCCGCCCGCCTTCATTCCACCACTAGATACAATCACCTTTTGCCCTTCGGGAGCTGTTTTACCTCTGGACCTACGTGCATCCATAAGAGAGCGGATGGGGTCTTTAGTTCTGCCAGAAATCCCGCTGTCGTCAGCGTCTCTTTCGCCTGCTCGTTCCCGCATACGAGCTTTTTCTCTAACGGTAAGCGGCTCAGCCCTGCGAGACTCGCCACGATTAGCAAACTTGCCACCCTTCTTAACCTTACTACTTTGTTTACTTGGCATAATTTTCTCCTACCTGCTTTGCGAACTTGGGGTTATTGGCGACAGCCGCCATGAAGTTATGTTGTTTCTTGCTCTTGCTTGGCATCTTGCTTGCCCTAAGCCTTTGATTTTACTACCATTTTGCCTTATCGGCCCAATACGCCGCCGACATCTTACCCTTCTTAATGTTCTTGCCATGGCGGGCCTTGAAGGATTTGCGCTTGGCTTTCATTCGTGCGGATTCGCCTTTCTTGGGCTTTCCGGCGGTCTTAGCTCCTTGCTCTCCGAACCGTATGATTTTTTCCTTGCCCCCCTCGCATGCTTTAACAATATGCGATTTTTTGGGGTGACCGGGAGTACGGCGGGGGGAGTTGCACTTCATTTTGGCCTTGTCTACCCGACCGCCTTTGTTGAAAAATCGGCTCATAGTATTTCCTTGGACTCTGGCCACCAATCTTCGGCAGCCTCGATGCCCTCGTCATCAGGACTTACAAATACCCAGCTACCATCCTGAATCTGCTGTGGGATGGCCCAGCGTTCAGTTACCTGCTTGTCAGGCTGTGCCTCTCCAGTCTTGGCGTTTACGCCTACTTTAACGCAACCTATGTCCAGAGCCACTTGTGCTTCTGCGTCTAGGGCTTCTTGTTCAGTATCAAAGATTCGGTATTTCACAGGGGTTCCTCCGATATTGGGATAAGGGGTTGTATGTTTTTAAACGGCTCCACCGAGTAGGTGACGTTCAGTCTGTCCTGAAAAAGCCCTTTCGGGATTTCCGTCAGGATGTCTTCCATCAAGAACCAGCGGCCGTCAGTGAGTTGCACAGGGGCAAGGCGATGCTGCCCCTCTTGGTAGGCGATTAATTCCTGAGCGTCGTCGTCAGTGAATATCAGGGCGTTCATGCGATAGCTCCGTCAATAGCGGTCATCAGCGTTGCGACGCGGGCGTCGAGGAGGGCGAGGTCGAGGGCTTCGCCAATCGAATAAAAAGAAAGGCGAGAACTTGTCAAAGCTGTTGAAGCGCGGCCAAAGATAACCACATTGCGATTATTTGGAGTGCTTGAAGTCTCGTTTGCCACTCCGTTCACTCCGTTGTATTGAACGCTATACGAAGAAGGAGAACTTCTGCTGCTTCCTAACAATCCAACTTGCAAGGGAACACCAAAAAACGTCACGTTTGATGTCCTATTCCTAGAGAAGACGCTTGGGCCAGCGCCATTGCCTCCGATGCTAGTTCCGCCTGCCTCATTGAACGGATCGGCAGCGCCGATATAAGACTGGCCCGATGTACCAATATCTGCAGAGACGTAAACTGAAATATGGTAATCATCCTGAGGGTCTACATTAGCGTTTCTATTGCTATCCAAATACTTCGTGCTTCCGTCTCCCTTGAGTCCCGTCTTGCGGTCGTAGTCGCCACTCACGAAGTTGAAGTTGGTCGGAGCAGTACCAGCCAGCGGTTGCAATGCGCCAGAGAGCGTTCTAGCGCCAGCCAAGATTGCCGAAGACTTAATGGCGTCCCAGATACCATCGTCCTTGCAGCCCACCACAAAGTCGTTGATCGCTGTGCGAACACCCTCTTCCAGCGCCTGCCCGTCTGCGGTTTCGACTGCGGTGATGTAGGCTTGAGCGTCAGGGTCGTATACCGGCTCACCTGTATACGGCGGAGTCAGTTTGTACGGATGGTCTGCGGGCAGGTTGGCGGTGAGGCCCCACTTGTGCGCGAGATAACCTTCTAGTTTCTGGCGGTCGGTGGGGGAAAGCGCGTCGTCAATAACTACATACTCGTTGAACAAGATGTTTGAGTAATTGGCTCCACTCAAGTCGTGGTCAGCTCCGAGACGAATGCCGTTAGATGGGTTTTGCGCCCCTGAATCACCCGACGCTACAGAGATGCCGTTTCTGAAATACGACGAACTTGGACTGGCAAAATTGTAGACGCGCACCGCCGTAGCAGTAACTTGAGTAGCAGCATTTACAGGGCTTCCAGACCACATACCATCGTTGTCGCCTGCGCCTTCGTTCCCTGTAATAACTCTATCCAAATTGTTCGTAATGCCATCAGTGACGGGCTTAAAAGTAGCTCCTGAATTCAAATCCACAACCATCGCGTATAAGAACGGTTGTGTGACCGTCTTAATGTTTGCGGCCGTGATGTCCATGTAGTCATCTGTGCCGTCAAACTGGATGCCATTAGTAACCCGTGCAGGCTGGTTTGCTGCGACTGCTTGCGCTGCGTGGTTCCCGTTCCCCGACTTGTCGTCCCACTGCGAAACGTCGGTGCCATTCAGCGTGATGGTGCTGCTGTCAGCCGCGTCGAGCCACAACGCCAAGCCGGTCAGGTCGGCAGGGGTCCATGCGCCGCCGCCCGTCGAATACACCTCCGAAGCGCCAAAATACGCTTTTGTCACCTCGTTAACACCGAGGTAAAGTTTGCTGGGAGTGGATGTTCCTATACGAATAGCCATATTAGACAATCACATAAAAGGTCGAGGCGTTAGGCGTGATAGCATCGTACTCAGCCTGAGTCAGCGAGATTATGTTGGTAATCGCGTCTGCGCCTGTTACACCTGTGGGGTCGCTGGGTATGAAAGCTGCATCGTTAACCAGTGTGGACACATTGTCGCCGGGTTGTGTGGCGCTATCTGCCAGTGCCCCTTGTGCCGATGTAGCGTAGTCGGTCGGATCAAAAGCTTTAACTGCTGCAAGGTTAGTAACCTCTGAGTCCATTAGCGCACCAGCGGCTTCCACATTAGTCGCATCGGTCACATCCGCCAGCGCCTCAATACCATCGAGCTTGGTCTTGTCGCCGTTGACGAACGCCCCTTCGGAAGGTGGCTGTTGTGCGCTATTTGCAAGGGTTACTCCCGCATCAATCTGAGCGCCTGTAAAACTTGAGTTGTAGTTAGCCATTTAAGACTCCTATACAATAAATACGTCACCGTCGGACGTGACAAGCAAATCTGAGTCTGAAGGCGAAAACGCCCTGTATGAGCCGTAGCCAAAGAAACTGCCGTCTACGCGGTAGGGGTGATCGAGCGGTAAGTTCTCAGCCAAGCCCCATTTCCATGCTAAGTAGCCTTCGAGCTTTTGGCGGTCGGTGGGGGAAATCGCGTCGTCGAGCATCACGATTTCACCGATTGCGCCATGAAACCGCCGAGTCACATCAGCTGTGTCCCCACCGATAGTGGCAGAGCTAAAGCCGCTAGGAGACACTGCCAGTGGTGTTGAATACGGGCTTCCGTTCTTAAAGCCTGACAGCGCTACACCGTCGTAGGTTGAGCCAGCCAGCAGCGTTTCGTTGTCTAAGAACGAGTTAGCGACTGACGTAATCCGCGTGCTAAGGATATAGAAGTCCAGTTGCAGCGTGGGGTCTCTAGTGGCACCAGAGCCAACTAGCGTAGGGTCGCCGCCTTGAGACGACCACACGGGTCTCAGCAAACTTCCCGTGCCTGTTTGCCCATCGCTGCGGGCGATATAAAAAACAGTGTGATTATCTGGAATCGTAAAAGAGGTTAGGAGGGTGTCATCTGATCCATCAAACTCCAGAGCGGACTTTCCGCTGATGGAGCTTGCAACATACGCCGGCTGAAATGCCGCCGTCGCTTGAGAGGCATTGTTCCCCCCTCCACTCTTATCATCCCACTGACTGACATCGCTGCCGTTGAGCGTGATGGTGCTTGCGTCGTCCGCATCGAGCCATAGGGCTAAGCCGGTTAGGTCGGCGGGGGTCCATGCAGCTGCGCCTTCGCCAATAAGCCCAGTGACAGGAGCGGCCACTTTTTCTGCAACCGCAAACGTCACCGGCGCTGTTACCGCTCCTATACCAATCATAACCGATTTCTTACATTACTAAAGATTTGCCAATCCCACTGGGGGCTAGAGCCGCTAGTAGCGTTACCGCGAACCCGCGCGTCGTTACCAAAAAACACATTGACCATGTGAGAACCGGTAAACGTTTGCACAGTAGTGCCGTCAGACCCGCCGTAAATATCTCGCCAAACACCGTCAGGGCCTTTGAATTGCCACGTCCAGCTTCCGGAACCGGAATCCAAATGGGCCGCTAAAGTAACCACACCGCTGCAGACAACAGATTCTGTAGCTACGTCAGAGGTAACGGTACCAAAACCGCTATGTGGAGACGCCATGATTTACTCCTTAATTTCGCCGCGAAGCACCATAGCTTTGTAGGCGGCAGAGCCTACGGGCGGTTTTGACTCCGCCCGCTTTACGGATCGCTTCTTGGTGGGGGCTGCTTTGGTTTTGACTTCAGCCATAGTAGCCTCCTATTAACGGGTCTGTGCACCCATGATGTAGTCAAGAGTGGTGGCCCGAGTACCAGAAGCACTGCCGGAAATACTCATAGCGGCCAGCGCCAGATTCTCGTCATCCGGGATATTGGTAGTATGCTGTGCAACCTGCTTACCGTTGATGTAAAACGTCACACTGCCAGTACCGTTCACAGAAAAACCCAGTACCACGTAGGTATTGTCGGCCAAATCCACACCAGAATCGGTAGATGTTTCGGTGCCGTTTTTCTCGGTTTTGCAGAGGATGGACGCATCGCCGTCGTCCACTTGGAACACAATGCGGTCCGCGGCAGTCAGCATGGCTTCTGGGTTGGTAGCGAAATTCACTGTCAAACCCACACAGATGTCAGTCTGGTCAGCGTCGTTACACTTGATGCGGGTCTGGAAGAAGATGTCCTTGCCAGTATCAACCGCAAAAATCTCGTTGCCTTGGATGGACGCACCGTCGTTATCAGTAGTTGCAGTAGAGGTCAAAGCAACCTCGCCACCAACGGTATCCGCCACAATAGCAACAGATGCAGTACCGTCTTTAAGCTCAGTCCAGTCGTTGGTAGTATCAATAGCGATACCGGTAAAATCGTCAACAACCACGAAATAGTCGGGGTTGATCGCCATGGGCATTTCGCGGAGAGCTTTGTAACCAGAAGCAAAACCGCTGTACAGCACGGGGGTGTTGTGGTGAGTAGCCATATGTTTCTCCTGTCGTGGCTAGGGTCTGCCGCGCCCAATTGGGCCGCAGTCAGGATGGATGTAACCGCCAGTATAACTTATTTACACGGCTTGTATAGAGTTAATCGGACGGCCCTTCGATTTTTTCAGTGTGTTTTTTGTATAAATTTCGTACCCACCAAAAGAACATTTCCTCGGACATGTCGTTTTTCATGGAGTTTATGCGCCATGCCACCAATTGTACGTTTGTTTTTACATAGGGGGCTTTGGGGTTTATTCGGTCTATTGAGGCGTTAAAGTCGCCCGGCTTACCTCCACCGTAATGCCCCGCTTGGTGGTAAGTAAGTAGCACTCCCGACAAGGCGCACCGCCCGCTTTGTTCGTCCCAAATCTCAAAAAGCTCGCCTTCGGTAAGTAAAAATTCCACTCCCTGTTTGCGGCGCAAAGACCGGAGATTCCCTAGCGTTACTGCAAGATACGCCTCAGGAGTTGCTGAATATTTAACCGCCCGGCCCCATGTCTTGCATATTTTGCACACATTCCGATAAACGTTTGTTCGTATCTCTTCAAATCTTTCCAACGGTAGCTCTTTGCAGCATGTTTTACACGTTTTGGTCGGTTTTGTAGCCATTTATCACACCTCCCTACACAACACAACAAAAAGGGGCCCCGAAGGACCCCTCTAAAACACTAGGTTTTACGTTGCTTAGGCAGCACCGGGTGAGCCAAAGATACCCAGAGGGTCAGATACGCCGAAGCTGTAGCGCTCACGGGCCTTATAACGACTATTGCCTGTATCGAAATCGGCATCCATTGAAGTCTGCATAGGAGTACGAACGAAGTGCTTCAAACCGTTCGGTACGTCCGTTAGCAGAAAAAATGCCTGCGGGTCAGTCAGATAGTGGTTAACAGTGAAGCCCTGCGGGATGGAACCCATAGAGCGCAGCGCGTTGATGTCATTGTCAGCAGTGTTCACACGGCCTTCAGATTCCATCAAACGGGTAGCAACGAACTGCAGAGCGGGCGGGATGACCA